CTAGGCGTTTTACGGATAAGCCTAAAAGCACTAAGCCCCGTATGGTCCGACCTAGCCCGCCCCGCTTTATCTGCCACGCCCGTATCTATCCATATTCTTTTACCTGGTGCGGATGACTGCATAGACCGTGGCCATGCTACTTGTAGGATCATTGTACTTAGCTGCTCTATAGTGACCTCTTGCGGGTTAATCTCATGTACCACTATAGATGCTTCCCTAACCTCATCATAGACTATAACTAGTACGCTAGGCTTCCTAAAGCCCCAGTCTATAGCGATACGCCCGCCCATGGATGGACTATACTTAAAGTTATCTATCACATGCCTATCTGGGTTAAACTCAGAATACACTAGCCCACTAGGCGGCTTAGGTTTATTTAGCACCATGGCCTCACGCTCATCATTAGGTAAAAGCTCAGTGGCCTTAAACCACTCATCTGATAGATTATCTTGATTTACGTAAGATGTATAGAGTAATGGTGTGCAGTTAGCTTGCTCAGCAAGCTTACACCACCAGGCATCTATCACGGGCAAGCCTACTAAAACCATGATGGGGGATGGCCCGCTACGCAAGCGGCCTAAAGCCTTATATGCCACCTCCGCTGTAAGCGTCTGACATTCATCTATGAATACTACCCCGCTTGTTATGTTAAGTCCCTCTAATGGGTTGTGGGTAGCCTCTCGCGTACCTGGCCTATAGTATGATCTACACCATACACTAGACCCCGTATGTGTATCTAGCCACACCTTATTAGTGTGATTATAAGACCACCCTAAAGGGGCTAGCCACTTCTCTATTTCTGGCATAAGTACTGAGTTATAGCGGGGCGTGGTATCTGTCACTATGAGCGAGCTAGTGCCTGGCCTCATCTTAGCCACTGTGAGTAGTGAAAACACTAAAGCACTAGTCTTGCCACTTCCCCAGCCACAGCGGGCACTAATAACTTTATCTTCACGCAAAATAGCACTAATGATAGATAATTGTAGCTCATTTAATATTACCACTTATACTATCCATGTGCTCAGTGAATCGTTTAAAATCATCCTCATCGGGTATATACTTCTCATTCATAAATATAATTAGTAAGTCAGACTCTTTAAGCATCTCTAAAAAGCTTGGTTTAAAGCCGTATCTAATAGAGCTCTTATATAGAGTAGCCTCTAGTGTACTTTTATCTAAATCAAACATATCACCCCGCCACTCTATAACTAAGCTCATAGCCCCAGTGCCCACGGCCCCCGCTAATGATCTTAAAATATTAGAGGTAGCTCTTTTAGAATTATCATAAAAGCCTGAGTCCATCATAATATCATGTAAATGCTGCCATCCTCTTAAGGGCTTTTGATCATATCTAATATAAAAGTATTTGCTCTTAAGTCGTCTTGAAATCATGGGGGGCTTATTGTCCCTCTCTTGAATGGTTTCTAACTGCGGTGTGGGCGGTATAATTTCAAGTTTAACACATCGGGGCCTATCTAAGTTATTAAATAAATCGTGAATGCTACCACTATCCTTAATGTCTTCATAATAAGATGCAAGGGGGCGGGGCTCAGTCCATACCTTAGTATTACTATCACCATAGTACATCATGACTTGAGCGTCTCTAAAATTCCACCCATCACGATTAGTGGCCGTGTACATAAAGACGGGCACTATAAAATAATTATTAAATAGCTCACTCTTTAACTCTTTAAGAATAGCACTTTTAACTGAGTCTTTCACATTAACTTGGCTATCTTTAACTAGCCTAGTCTTAACTTCAATTACTAGCACTTGCTCATACTCATCATAGTATAAAGCATCACATACAGGGATTTCACCGCCTGTGGATTCTCTAAATGTAAACGGATTACGCTGCTTATAATAGTTGCCCATATTGCACCGCTTAATCATGGATGCGAATAAAAAGAGGCAGTGATTATGGATATTGAGATTTAAAGCACGTGCCTCTAAATCTTCTTTACTTAGTTTAGTATTCATGATAGCTATGATTTACTCCTATCTTTTTTTAGGGGTGTTTTGTGTTAAGACTAAAAAGCTCAGCTATTACCAGTTGAGCTTTTTAGTTTATCCTGTGCTTGCTTAATAAACGATAGCACTTGCTCAGTGCCATCTGTTTTATTGACGTTTAAATCTAATTCTTTGCGGGCTCCCCATTCTCTAGGATAGCGGCGGTCTAGTATCCATGCCGCCGCCCGCCAGTCATCATGGGCTTGTTGCTTAATGATCTCTAGCATCTGTGCTTCAAAAGCTGGTCGGGTGCTATTAACCGCTTCATTAAAGTCTGGATACTTTTCCATCCAATTATAATAGGTCTGCTCACTAATGTTAACAATACCACATACAGCTTTAATGGATAAGCCCGCTACTAGACCATCGCATATGGCGTCTACTATCTCAGCACAATACTTAGTACGTTTATATGTACGCGTTATACTCAAGTCTCCTCTAGCACTAGCTGCCTCACGTTTAGCTAGACCCTCTAAAGCTTTGTTATCTATTGATCCCATGGAATAAAGCCTCCATCATTAGTATCTAAGTCTAGCTCTGGCTTCTTTTCTAAATTAGATGCCCATCTTTCTTTAGCAGTAGTAAGCTTATTAAGGGGCGTAATCTTATCACACATTACATAGTATGCGGTTACTTTCTTACCCTCTTTGTTTTCGTAGCTATCACTTCTAAATTTACCCTCTATGTAAACCTTAGACCCCTTGCCCAGCTTAAGTGCTTTCTCAGCTACATAGCCAAAGCATTTAATTTTATGCCAGGTAGTAAGATCTTTAAACTCTCCACTTTCTTTATCTTTAATATATTCAGAAGTGGCTAAATTAAAAGTTACTAGCTTACTATAGCTAGGGGATTGCTCAGGATCTGCCCCCACATTACCTATTAACATTATTTTATTAAGCATCTAGCTGCCCCTTTATAGTTGTGATTTGGAAGTCAAGATCTCTTATAGAGTTAAAAAGCTTATCTCGCTCATTCTCTAAATAAGTCACCCTATCATTTAATGATAAGTTAGTGGGCACGCCCGTGGCCATCATCTCTTGTATGATCTGCCTAACGGCTTGCCCTCTGCTTATGACTTGGGCACTTGCTATGCTATCTAAATATTCTACCTGCTCTGAAAGTAGCGAGACAGTTACTTGTGTTTTATTACTAGACATATATCACCTCTAATGTTACTTATAATAAATTACTTTAACTTAATCAAGAGTAAGTTTATGAAAAAAAAGATAGATGACTTTGGCTTTATAGAGCTAGTGGATACCATGGGCAGTGCTACCAGTGTAGTTAATGCTGCCCGTGTGAGCTTTGGCAAAAGAGTAGAGGGCGGCTTAACAGATAAAGATAAGAATTTAATTAAATACTTATGGACGCATAAGCACACCTCCCCCTTTAGACATGCGTTTTTTACATTCCATATTAAGGCCCCTATATTCGTAATAAGGCAGTGGCAAAAGCACCAGGTAGGCTGTTCATGGAATGAGATAAGCGGGCGGTATGTTAAACTAGATCATAGCATTTATTGCCCTGATGTGTGGCGTAAGTCCATTAAAGATGTTAAGCAAGGCAGCGGGGGTGCTGTGAATAATCAAGAGGCTATCACAGACTTATACTTATCAGCGTGTGAGTATAGTTATGCTGCTTATAAAGAGATGCTTAAGCAAGGGGTAGCTCGTGAGCAAGCCCGCATGATATTGCCCTTGGCTCAGTTTACAGAGTGCTATTGGAGTGCCTCACTGCATGCCGTAATACACTTTTTACAGCTAAGACTAGCTAAGGATGCACAGGCAGAAATCAGATATTATGCCCAGGCTATTAGGGCACTAGTAGAGAATGACGAAAGCTTTAAGTTTATAATGGATGTATGCTTATGAATAAGTGGCATAAACACTGGCTAGAGCATGCTAAACTATTCGCTAGTGCCTCATACTGCCCACGTGGTAAAGTAGGGGCCTTTATAATTGATGCTAATAATAATCCCATAAGTGCAGGCTTTAACGGGGCCCCCCGTAAAGCAGTGGGCTTGCTATGCGGTGGGGAGGCTTGTGATAGGGATAGATACCATATAGAGAGTGGCACCCGTATAGAGTGGGGATGTCATCATGCAGAGCAAAACGCCATAGCTAATGCCGCCCGTGCGGGCATAGCTTTAGAGGGGTGTACTATGGTGATAAGTACTAATCCATGTTTAGCATGTGCCCGCCTTATTCATCATGCGGGGCTTAAAACAGTGGTAGTGAGTGCAGATAGTAAATATAATAGAGACGGCTTAGACTATCTTGAGAGGCACCATATAAGCGTTATATCCATCTAGATACCTCTTGACCCTTAGCACGTCTATCTGGCCCTATCATGTGCAGTGGGTTACCAAAGATGTTTTGAAGTCTACTAAGTGCCATCTCGTTACGGTCTAAAAGCTTAGTAAAGATTTGCTTAGGCGTAAGATTGCTAGTTAATATTATGCTTAGCTGCCCTGCTCTGTACTTCTCATACATGATGCCTATAAGCTCTATAGTGGTAGTAGTAAACCATTCACTATAATTAGAACGTCCCCCCAGGCCGCCAAATTCATCCAATAAAAGAATATCAACATTATCTAGCATAGAATCTAAGAAGCTATCATTAGTGCCCCATGATTTCTTTTCATTTTGAAAAGCATGATGATGATGCACATATTTAACTTTATAGCCCGCCATGCTCAAGTGCTTAGCAATGATATAGCTTATAGTGCTTTTACCATTACCGCTTTTACCATACATAAAAAGCGAGGGCGGTATATGGGGGAGGTAGCTGCTTAGAATATCACTAATCATAGCTTGCTGTGCGGGGCTATCATAAATGTAATTAGCTAAGGAGGCATCATAGGCATCATTAGGCAAGTGTGCCCTCTGTAATCTATTTAGTGCCTGTGCTAGATTAGAACATGTAGGACATGGCAAAGCCATAGGCTTAAAGCCATCTCGCTTATAAACATAACCGTTAGCACAATTACATGGGACCTCACCCGCTACTAAGTAGCGTGCTTTGCCGCGTTTAATTAAATCATATGTATGCAATGAATCTGCATTAACTGTTTTGAGATATTCAGGAGGCGGGGGCGGCTTAGCACCTGGTGCTATGTTGATGCCATCCAATATGCTTATAAGTGCAGTGCCTAATTTTTCCATGTTACCCCCTCGTTAGCAATCTCGTATCTAATAAACTTTTGAGTCTGTGCACCTGGTGTGATGTTAAACCATTGGGCACGCTTCAATAGCTCAGCTTTAGCTTGTGAGTAATTAGTAAATTTATTTAGACGCTGCCAAGTAGGCTCCTGTGATAGTCTATATTCTAATACATCTGGCCTTAGCTCATCCGCATTACAAGGGCCATCAATATTAAAATTATGACTAGCATAGTAAGCTCTGTAATGTTCATAATCTGAGTTATCCGTATTGTTATTATTATTGTTAATATTGTTATATATTGTATTGTATGACAATTTGTCACTATCCATAGTGACATTCTGGCATATACCTAGTGACATTTTGTCACTACCCCTAGTGACATTTTGACATGATGACATTTTGTCATATGACAATTTGTCACTATCATTTACGTTAATTTGTTTTACTTCACTGTGAAAGATTACTAAATGATGTACTGTTATGCTTGTGGGTGTGTTCTTAGCTTGAATGCGTTTAGTATCCTTACTTATCCACCCCAGCTGCTCTAACTCATCTAGTGCTCTTAGTACACTGCGGTAACTGACTTTAGCAAAATCAGCTATAGACTTTAATGCTATTGTTCTAGTCCATGTGTGCCAGTCTACTTTCATGAGTATAGTTAGCATTACTACTTTAACAGTAGGTTTTATATCCGCTTGCATTACTGCATAGCGTAAGTCGTATTCATTAACCATGCTTTACTCCATGGGTGCGTGTGTTAAGCGTGCTACATAGCACATAGTCTATGTATATATATATATGTGATTATCGCGTCAAGAAATATTATTATAAAAAAGTTTTTTATTTTTTTTAAAAAAAGATTTGACATATAAAAAAGATTATGTTTATAGTTAATCATCACCAGGCGGCAACGTCATTAACACAAACACTCTAAGGAGAGACAACATGAATAACAGAGAAGCGACACATCAAGAAGTATCTAGCATGCTTAACTTTCTAAGATCATCAAGACCTACATTCTCATTAAATGATTTTGTTAATCAAGATGTATTACAAGACTTAAGCTTTTTTTATGATCAAGACTTTACTTGTGACTCTGCTATTGATTTCTTGCTTTCATTTCCAAGTAACGACTGGCTATTCATTGTTAATGAGAGTGGCCTTATCAATATTGATAAACTATGCATTTGGGCTAGACTTAGCTTTAGAGATGCACTTACAAAATAACACAAACACCCTAAGGAGAGACAACATGAACTTCTCATTAATTGATACATTTGAGGACCCAGCAACAAAAGAGATCTTTGAGATTACTCAGATTTTAGAATATAAATTATATAATGGAGATCCAAGTTGCGAAGCAATGACATATTTATATGTTCTTTCAGGCAATCATGCCACAGTAAGGGAACTATTTCACTACGAACTCATCCAGCTTATTAACAGTGACAATTTAATCGCTACTAAGGGAAAACAAAATGTTAAAAAATAAAATCAAATCAGAGCTAGCTATTAAAGGCTTAACCATGATTCAGCTAGCAGAGCATATGGGATTAACTTCTAGCGAGTTAACTAACTTACTAAAAAGAGATATGAGAATGACTAGTGCGTTAAGACTAGCTAACTCTCACTATGCCTTAACTGGCGTACAGCTTACACTAGGAGACTTTAAATAATGCTATATCTTTTAATCATTGCTTTAATAGCCCTAGCTCTTATGAGCTATCAAGATGTTACTGATTATTCTACTATAAAAGTAAGCAAGTATTCTAAGCAATTACAACATGATGTAGTGCTAGCACTATTTAAAACTATGCAACATTTAGAGCGGGTGCATGATGAGGATATACAGCACCTAATTAACATGAATGTACTTAATAAAATTAAAATTGAAGAACAAGCAGAGCAGCTACTTTTTACATGGGGTGAATTCCCTGGTGAGAAGCTAGACTTAGATGCCCGTGACTTCTCACACCTTGTTAATGTCTATTCTGAATTCGTGCGAGGCACAGATGATGATTACATTAAACACTTAATTAACACACTATACCACTAAGGAGTAACTTATGTTTACACAAGATCAAGAGACTTTAATCTCAGCACTATCTAAAAATCAAAAAGACTATCATGATAATAAAGTGGCGTTCGCTACCTTTGGGCACTTTTATAATGGTAATGTAGCTATCACGCTAGCCCATACTTATGTAATTAGTGGCAAGCCCGCACTTAATGCAGATGCTATGGCGGGTATCGTACTTGGCTATCGTGATAATAACAATACTAAAGTATGTGGCTATATCCGCATTATTGAGCTTAATGATAACGTATGCACACTGGGCACTAAGCGTAGAGATGAACTAGACTTTGATATACCAGAGCATACATGGTCTTTTACTATTGCAGATGCTAAGGCACGCGGCTTATTGAATAATAGGGCATGGAAGACTATGCCTAAAAATATGCTGCATAAGAGATGCTTAACAGCTTTACTACGTGCTTTTTACTCAGACATCATAGGCCAAACTTATAGCCCTGATGAGCTCGCAGAAATGAATGATAAATTATCAGACGCAGAGAAAGATAAAATCATATTTCAAAGTGTAGAGGGTGAGCGTGTACCAAGTAACCCGCCGCCGTCTGTGCCACCCGCACCCGCACCCGCACCCGCACAGCGTCAAGTGATGGCTAAGCCTTACTTCATTAGCGTTACATCTAATGCAGATGATTTAGACGTAGGCACCTTAAGTGAGGATAAACAAATAGCACTAGCTGAGGAGTTAGACACCATCTTACTAGAAACTGTTTACGCAGATAACACACTAGCACATCTAGAGACTGCTATAGAGCGTATGAGATGCGAGGCATTTTATAGTACGTGCTTAGCTGCTAAAGGCATTACTAATGCTAATGCGTTAAATGATATTAAAGAATATATCGCTGTGGGTGATCCTAACGACTGGGCACTATTTGATTTAATCATGCAGTATCATGCATCTAAGATGTAATTAAATAGCGTGGGCTTTCATTACTAAACAACTAGCACCCACGCTATGTGTATACTAGCCTCCCCCTGGCTTAATTGCATTATAGTCATAGCAAAATCTAAAAGATAAGGGCCTACCTATGACTAGCTGGGGGCACCTTGCTAAAAGGAGAAACAAGGGCAAAAGGACATATCTAATCTTATTGCCATTTATAAACTTATTTTAATTGATTGTCAATTAAAAAGTTAATTCACACTTGCCACCGCTACAAGCGGGCTCTAGTGTAGGGCTTTCACCCTCCCCCCGCTTATTTAAATCTACCTCATCCCAGTTAATAGCCGCTAGATCATTCCATAGCTTAGCACTATCTGTGCCATCTACTACCGTCTGATAAGGGGCCATGTTATACATGTGATCACCTACATAGCTAAGCAGTGCCACCCCTCTTAATGACTCTCTATTATTCCATATGAACTGCGTTACCTCTGGCCATTCATTCTCCTTAACTGTACATGTATTACTAACATTATGCGTGAGGCCCTCTACTCTACTCTGTACACTACCAGGTGCTACCCAGTTTTCATAGACTAGCTTAACGCGTTCTAAGTGATTAAGTGCTGTGTCATCTTCTCTAGTGATGCTACCCTCAGGTGCAGAGCATGCAAACTGTACTATACCCGTGTGCTCATCTAAATCAACACAAGCCGCAGGCACCTTGGCTAGTAGCTCATCCCAGATAGGATTAACTTTACTAAGACGCATACGCCTTATATATTTCTTAGCGTGATGTGGATGGATGCCCGCAGATATACCGCCCGCCACTGTGGATGTATTACCACTGGGCTTTATGCAAGTTGTGCGGCTAGCATAGTTAACTCTAAACACATCAGAGTACTGTGTATTAAAAGCATTCACTATAGCAGCCCCCGCCCTTAAAATCTCAGCATCAAATGAAATAGGATTCTCACACATGCCCGTTAGGCTTACGCCTATTAGAGCCTCTTGTGCTATGATGCGTCTAGACGTATGTGCTAGATAGCCCGCGTTTAAATAGCTTGCTTGCAATGTACCTATGATGGATGCCGCCTTACACGCCTCTAAGAAATCATATCTAGTTTTATTTCTAGCCATATTGATCTCAGTTAAGTTACATGCCTGCCACCCGTGGTGATATGAATAGCCTTTTTTGCTTTGGTAATATTCCATATTCTCAAGCATATCTATAGTTACATCATCTATAAGGTCACCCTTGCCATCTGTAATGCACAGGCCTAAAAGTCCTATCTCAGCACATGGATTAGTACCATGATGATCTGACTTAAAAAAAGCTATACCAGGCTCACCCCATTCCTTAGCACTCATTAAAATTTTAGTAGCTAGATGTTTATCTTCATTGCCATCTGTCTTAATGCCTGCGCTAATATTCGCATAGGCCCGCTGCCCATTATTTTTCCACCATTCCCCCCGCTTAGCGTTAATCATTTCCTCATCATCTTTATCAAATATAGCTATACTAGCTGAGCGTCTCACGCCCCCGCTAAGCACTGCCTCAGATAAAAACATGGTAATGTCTAAGCAGTCAATAGGCCTAAATTTCCTATCTCGTTTAACCATCATTTTTAAATGTGCCCGTATCTTTTCTATAGCAGTCTCAAGCGGCTTATAACCTGGTGACCGCCCGCCACTTGATATTTTAGCACCTTTGGCCCTGAGTTTACTATAATCAAAATGTGGCTCTGTCTCATATCGTATATCATAGTATGAGCCTAGGCAGTAGCTACTAATAAGCATCTCTATTGCATTAGCCCACCCCTCTATATTATCTGCTATTATATGAGTCTGCGGGGGGCGTTTATTTAATGTCTCCTCTGAGATCATAAAAGGCAATTTATTAGTGTGCTTTTTACGTATGCTAAAGCCTGTGCCACATCCGCTAAGTAATAACCAGAATGCCTCTGGAAAAAATCTTATTCTATTACATGTCGAGTAAGTACAATTATAGATTCTCATGTTGTTACGCTCAATAGCCCGCCCGCCAAATTGCATGGACCGCTGAGAGGGAAACACACGCTTATTATATACGAACTCAAAAGCCCACTCTATAGACTCCTGTGCCTCATCACTATATTTAAATTTATTCAAGTGCATAGCCTTAACTCTATCCACTGCTTCTGCCCACGTCTCACGCCCTGTGCTTGTTTCTTTAGCGTACTGAGCCGCAAAAGATACGCGGCCTAAAATCTCATTCTGCATAGTTGATACCTCTGATAGTTATAGGGGTGTCTAGCTAGACTATGAGATTAGCACCTTAGATTCAATTATTAAATTTAGTCTTTTTTTAATAGCGTCTCTAATCTAGTTAAAGATTGCTGTATTAAATCTAGCTTGCTTTCTATCGTTTGGAATCTTGACTCGTTAGCCCTAGCCTGCTCTTCTAAGCTAGCTACCTTTTGTTTTAGCTTGCCTAATTCCTCTGCATTGGCTAACTTATCTTTCATAAAAGAAAAGTAAGCTAGTATTACACCTGCTATGCTTGCTATGCTTGCTAAGCTATTATAGTCCATCTTTCTAACTCCATGAGGTTTATTATGTCATTAGATACTTTTAGCATATCATCATTAAGCAATAAAATATATATGATAATCGGGGGCGTGTGGCTTCTCTCGTTAATCTTTGCATATAGTATGGGCGTTAAAGAGGGCTTTATACCTAAGCATATACAGTGTAAAGATAATATGGATATGCTAGCACAGTGTAAAAAAGATAAAGCTGATCAGCAAAAAGTATGCACTAGTGATTTAATTAAATGTCAAGCTGAGTGCAAGATAAATACTTGTGAGTCCGTATGTACTGATAAAGTTAAGAATGCACTAGATAGCTATAAGCGTTTACTCGTAGACTTAAAGTGTGGTAGTGCTAAATGAATGCTATCATGATCCCCATCTTTTTATTTAGTTCACTTGTTACGGGTATACAGGTAGCACCTGATAAAGTGATAGATAGTACTGTTATCATGAGCGGCACCAAAGCTGATAATGATTATTTAGCATTTACCGCTGATAAGTTTATTTTGCTTAAGACACTAGTAGAAGCCAAGGCTAATAACTGCCAAGCTGCTATTAAAGATAGTATAGCAGTGTGTCAATATCAGCTAGATACATGCCACAGTACATGCGATAGTAACCCAGATTACTATAAGCAGACTATACGCATGCTAAGTGATGAGGTAGAGAGTAAGAAGCGTACTATTAAACGTCTCAATACTAATAACACTATACTTAAATATGTAGCTATAGCAGCGGGTACTGTAGCACTTAGCACTAGTGCATATATTATTATTAAATAATTATTTATCTCTATCTTTAGTGGCTTCTAGTTTTGCTACTTGCACTTTCATATTATTTACTTCTTCCCATATTTTTACCCGCCCCTCTTTACAGTGATTAGAGCAAGCTACTACCGCATTATGCACTTGATCTAGTTGTTTATCTTGCACTGTATTTAATTGCTCAGCATTAGAAAGCTGCCTCTTGATCTCGCTAAGTGTGTTTGATATGTACCACACCACGGCTATAATAGTGCCTACAAAGCTGCATACTTGTATGATCATATCATTACTTATATTCATAGCATTATCTCAGTGTAATAGTTACCAGGTCACCTGCTACCCGTGGTGATGCGTCTATAAAATTATGCCAAATGATGCCGCACGAACTCATGTTATTATCAACATAAACGCCGCCATTTTCTACGGCAATAAAGCCGCCATTCTCTACTATGTCGCGTGAAGCTTTAGCTAATACTTGCCCCTGTACTTGACCTTTTACATAGTAAGTGCCAGGTGCGTTAGCATTCTCTATAGCATCATTCATAGCTACATAAACGGGGGTATTCATATTGCTAGCTTTAATATAATAATTTGAGTTAGCATCATATGCTAATACATCACCCTTTAAGATGTCACTAGCACATTTTAATTTAATCCAAGACATTTTTTAACCTCTTTTCTAAGATAATTTTATGACGTGTACAGATAGAGCCCTGTGGGGCACATTGTCAGGTAGTGTGCTTGCTGTTGACTGATCTTTAACAACTATTCTAACTGTGTTAGTAGTCGCTGTAGTTAATACTCCTACAACAAGTGAGCCACTCCTAGTGTTATTATTTCCATAGACATGTACATAGTTACTAAACCCCCCCGCATCTGACTCCCAGCGTGCTCTCATATCAGCACTATTCCCCTCTATTGCTAAGGTACATATGCATAAAAAAGTACCCGCTGGTATATCAATAGATTCTAGCCAGTTGCTATTGCTTTTAATTGTATTAGTGGCAGTGGCGGCATTTAGTGTTATATCAGTGTCCTCTATTTTATTTACTCTTGACCCCGCTTTTTGAATCATTAAATAATTGCCAATGGAATAGCTACCGCTACCCGCAAAGCTGGCCGTCTCATTTAGATACACTGAGGCTTTAGCCTTAAAGCCTGTGCCCGCTGGGTCCGCAGCATTAACCCATGATGCCCCATCAAACTTAATCACTTGATTAGTGGATGGGCTAGACTCTGTAATATAGCTAGAAAGATTAACGGGCACATCCCCTGTGCTATTAGGTGCTAGATTATCCACTGTAATTTTATTATGGCTCATATCAATCTACCTTTTGAATATAAATAAAGGTATTCTCAGCTATAAAATTAGTAGAAGTAGCGGGAGTGGTTACAGTGCCATCCACGTTAGATGCGTTAGTTATTTGTAACTCTATAGTCTCACTACCCGATAGCTCAAATAAGCCCGTGATAGATGTAGATGCACCATCGAGGAGGTTGCCCGCATTATCCCCTACTACAGCTCTAATGCTTCTCCATTGACTAGAGTTATTGATTAGCTGAGCAGCGATGTAACCACTAGCACTAAACTCTACATTAAACTGTGATAGCACAAAATACTTGCCCGCTGGCAGGCTAAAAGATGTATACCAGTCGCTAGTAGAATACTGTGTTAATGTCGCACCCGTAATAGTGTTAAGAGGTGAAGTGTCATAAATTCGCAAAGCTGAGCCGCTATTTAAATTACTTGCCCCACTATTGCTATATAAATCACTCTCGCCTTGGCCTATTCTAATATATTCAACATTAGCACCAGGTGCGGTGCTATTGACCCATCCCGCCCCATCATATTTTATTACCTCATTACTTGCCGCCGATGTAATAGTGACATTATTAAGATCATCAATATTAAGCGAGCTAAGCGAGATGTTACCCGCCGCATCAGGTGCTTGATTTTGTACTGTTAATTTATTATGACTCATTAAACAATCTCCCAGCCTGTGCTGCCATTATCTACTAGCGTAATGGATTGATTAGCCACACTTAAAGTAGTAGTGCCGTTAGTAGTAGTATCTAGCGTCTCGCCAGTTTGCACAGCTACAATAACAGAGTGAGTAGCATCTAAAAGTTTAACTCTAATCTCACTACCCCCACTAGATGCGGCGGGCAATGTCATAGTAATATTACCCGCTGCCCCGCTTGTATCTATTGCATAGTG